CCGAGGCACCCGCAGAGGAGCCCCAGGAACCCGCCTAAAACCGATTATCTCGGTGGGGGCTATCCCCACCTACCTTTTATCAAAAACAACCCGTCGGAGAGGCGCAGGAGCGGACCCTGCGCGCGTTCAACTCGGCCCGCTACCGAGCGACGGGCACCACTCACAGGGACAGGGACATATTATCCCATGCCTCCACCGCCTCCTCCCGAGTAGGACAGAGCGGGCCAAACGTCCCGCACACGGGGCATACGACACGGTACTCCCAAGGGCGGAGCTCGCTCGGGCGGGTATAGGCACGTGAACCGCACACAGGGCACGGAGCGGTCACGGGACCACCGCCCGCAGATGGGACACCATACAGTCCCATTCGACACCCGCCTCCAGGATCGTCGGCGCCAGGGGGCCGAAGAGCCCGCACCGAGGGCACTCCAGGCGCACGCCGTCGTGATAGAGGACGGCGAGGGGGCGGGGCTCCCCGCAATCGGGACAGGCGGTCATATCCTCACCATCATGTCGTACAATCCCGCCAGCAATTCCCCGCGGGGCGTGAGGTAATAGCGGAGCACGGGGCGGCCGCAGTATTGCCCCGCCTCGGTGCGGATTATGCCAGCATCCAGGAGCTCCCGCAGGCGGGCCTCCCGTACCCTGTCGTGCGCACGTCCGCGGGCCACGCCCGCAGCTGTCACCCCAGGATTGTCGCGCACGATCCCGAGCACGGTCCACGCCTGGGCATGTTCCATAATTGTCGGTTCCATGCAATGAAATGGCCGTATGGCATATTTAACCATACGCGAAGTGTGCACACACATGAAAATGCACGGTGTTTTCGCCATTTTTCAATTTCGTGTTATGGCTATTATTGCCATACTATTATATACACCGTACTGCTATGTAGTACACAAGGAGGCATAAGACAATGACCACCACAACCGCACAGAACACGACCGCCAAGTACGCCCTCTACATAGTGAGCTCCGTAAAGGAGACCGCGCAGGGGGCCAGAATCCACACCAACGGCACCCAAACCTTCAAGGCATTGGAGGACACCCGCGCCTGCTACGAGCATAAGCTCGAGACCTCAAAGCTCGACGCTGTGGAGATTTATGGCTGGACGGAGGAGACGGGGGACGTACTCCTGGCTCGCCAGCCCACCCGCCACCACGTAATAGCGACCAGCTGCGAGCACATCCCCAGCTATAAGCGCGAGGAAATCAGCAGGAGGATCGACCTTCTGTACGACAGCCTCGCCTCCGCACACGAGACCTATAAGGCCCGCCTGCAAGCATGCATCGACGGCGACCAGGACACCGCCTGCGCATTGTGGGCCCAGATGAACACCTGCGCCGAGGCCCTGGCCGAGCTGGATCGCGCCAAGGCCGACATAGCCCAGGACAAGGGAGCCAGGGCCTTCGGGCACCTGGAACTCGTGCAGGCATACCTCGCAGAGCTCCACCAGGCGCAGGAGGTGAAGGCATGAGCACCACCTGCGACGGATGCAAGTGGCACAGCCACGACCCCGAGGGCTCCTTCTGGACCAACGAGGACGGCAGGCCCAGGGACGACCTCTGCTCCTGCCCCGAATGGCTCCGCAGGGAGAGGACCAGCGAGCCCATCCCCGTGCTTAATTGGGGATGCAAGCGCTACACCCCCCAGGAGGTGGAGGCATGAACACCGCCGAGATTATCCTGGAGGCCCTGGGGGACGCCGACGCCCCCCTCCGCCTGGCCCTCGCAGGTGTGGACTGCGCGAGGAGGATCGCCGACGAGAGGGGCTGGACCATGGGGCCCGAGGACCGCGCGAGGATCGCGGAGACCGCCAAGGAACTCCGCATGACCGCGGAACTGCTAATCAAGCACGCGGAGCGCCTGGAAAAGGCGGAGGTGAGGGAATGATCCCGCAGTTCGAGGAGGGGAAGACCTACCTCGCCGAGTACCAAATCACGGGCTCGTACATGGGCGTGCGCACCATGCTGGGCTATGCCACCGTGCCAGCCAAGTGCACCAGGCGCACCGCCTGTTATGCGACCTTCGCCATCGAGGCCCGCGACGGGATCCTCACCGAGAAGGTGCGCATCCAGCAGAACGCCGAGGAGGAGTGGGTGCAGGTGCACCCGAAGGGATGCAAGACCCTGGTAATCTTCGCCCGCCCTGCCCTCACGGAGGTGGTGGCATGATGGGCACCTCTATGGTTTACCTGTACCAGGACGACCTCAACACCATCAAGGTCGACGTGGAGGACGGCGCGATCCACACGACCGTATATGTGGAGAAGTGGGCCCTGCTAAAAGCCCTCCGCGACGACCTGGGCTGGGAGGTGAAAGATTGACACCAGAGGAGTACGACACCCTGCGGGCATCCATGTTCGGCCAGCGTGCGCTATCCGACTGGACCGACGCCGAGCTGGCATGCCCCGACCTGTTCTACCGCTGGGCCTTCGACGGCGACGAGCTGTACGAGCTGGTGGACGAGTACGGGCCCGCAGAGGTGCGCAGGATGCTGGCCGAGGTGTTCGAGAAGGAGCTGGCCGAGTACAGGAGGGACCAGCAATGACCGACGGGATCGCGGAGCTCGCCGAGACCATCCGCAGGCAGTTCGCCAAGGAGTTCACCAGGTGCCTGGTGGAGTGCGAGGTGGTGCACACGCCAGACAAGTGCTCCATGAAGTTCACCCGTGCGAGCGGCTGGCTCAAAGTGTGGGTGAGCGACTGGCTCCTGGATGCCCCGCCCGAGGTGGTGGAGGGGGCCGTGAGGCGCACAGCATGTTATATCCGCTGTGAGCCAATGCCCCAGGAGCCAGCCCTGGACGCATGGATGGAGGAGAATCGGCACAGGTGGAAGAAGTGAAGGGAGGGGGCGGGGATTCCTCCCCGCCCGAAAATGCCACTACTACGCCCGAAGGAGTGGGTGTATCCAAGCAACAGCAGAGGCGAGGGGACGACAGAACGTGCAGAGCTGACTTCCCCTCTGTTTTAACGTAGAGCCCCCGCTGTATATTAACCTATTATTGAGGCGCACACATAGCGCATACTTTTCCACAGAATCGTGGCATGTGTGTGTATGTGTATATACGCACATTTTTGAAAGACACATGGAGGGAGAACATGACAATCGAAGAATATCTGAACTATTTGGAGGCGCACGGACGCGCAGAAAAGACACTAAGGGGCTATCACTACAAACTGCACCAGGCCCGCAGGGCGCTGGTGGACGGCGGATTGAGCGACGATCCTGCACAGGCCACGGATAACACGTTTCTGTATCTGCGGAGGATCCTCCCAGGGACGGAGGATACTGTAAAGCAGATACTCCGCGCATGGGATCGCTACATCCAATGGTCCACGGGGAGGCAGGTCATGGCGAACATGGACCTGCTATGGAACCGCACGCAGGTCCAGAGGACCTTCATCAGTACCGAGGATTTTAGCAGGATGGCCAACTTCGATGTAATGTTTTAAATAGGGTGGGACTAATAATGATATTGCAGGGCTGACGTAACGGTAACTACATAACCTGGATTATGTGGCGGGCGCTGGCCCTGCGGAGGAAAGAAAATGCCAGCGAAAATTCGTATGGAAACGGTGTGGCGCGAAATCGCCGACCGTGTGGATTCTACCAAGAGCCACATAGCACTACGCAAGAACGAGTTCGAGGACTTAATCCTCGGCGCAGGGATCGCCTCGAGCAGGCAGACCATTAAATCCCTGTGGGCACAGGCCAGGTTCGCAGAGTTCAACGTGTACGCGGGCGCACAGCCCGACAAGATGATCCTCCTCGACCTCTGCGCAATACGCGAGGCCGTGGGCGGAAAGTGTGTATATACATATACACACACACGTAACACGAACCCGCAGGAGGTGGCATAAATGAACACCTCTGACAGGTGGGATATCCTCTGCAAGGACGCAGACGGACACTTTTACGAGCACCGCGGAATGAGCGGATACCTGCCCTTCCGCCTCGAAGATATCCGCAAGATTCACGCCCTCATCGGCGCCGAGGTTGTGGCCCAATGGGCAGTTCCCGAGGGCTACGGGCTGGACCCGACCGCGACCCCCGACTGGACCAAGGAGGTGCAGGCATGAGCGACCAGGAATGCCGCGAGTACTCCCAGCGCGTAGGCGAGCGCCTGCTCGACGATCCTCTGCACTACGCCGACGAAAACCTGGGCATCGAGTTCCGCATCGGCGACGACCTGGAATACCGTTCGGTGTGCATTACTGTGACCTGCGGAGGCCCTGGATGCTACATCGACACCGCCACCAACAGGGTCGAGACCTATTGGGGCGCCAGCGAGGGCTTTTACGGCCTGCCTTCGGAAGTTGTGGATCGCATCGACGAGTTCTACGAGCAGGAATACCGCGACCTCATGGCATGCAAGGGGGCGAGACTGTGACCGCCAACGACAACATTTATGCCCGCATCCAGCAGGCATATAAGGCCATATCCGCCAAGGGATTCACCAAGGACGGCACCGTGAAGGGAGCCGCCTCGTACAAATTCATCAGCATCGGCCAGATACTCGAGGCCGTTCGCAAGGCCCAGGCCGACGCGGGCATCACGGTGGTATTCGGCAGGCCCGAGTACGACCACAACAACCACGAAAAGCGCTGGGAGTACACCAAGGAAACCAACTACGGAAAGACGACCTGGTATGCGGCCGTAGGCCACATTACTGTACGCCTCTTCGGAAAGGACGCCGACGATTGTATCGAAACGGAGATTCCCTTCGAGGCCCAGGACAACAGCGACAAGCTCACGAACAAGATCATCACCAACGCCGAGCGCACGCTGTACAGGACCCTGTACGCCATCGACGAGGGTTCCGAGGAGGATCCCGAGGCCTACAATGTGCCCATGGTGCCCGAAAAGCCCGCCAAGGCAGACCCGTTCTTCGGATCGCCCGCCAAGGCCAAGGCGCCCACCACGGCGCCCACCACGGCGCCCACCACCGACAGGCCCAGGGAGACCAAGGTTGACACCATCTGCAAGCTCAACAGCGACCCCGCCATGAGGCCCCTTATCAAAAAGTACGCCAAGGAGTTCGGCGACGATATCGACAGCTGGACCGACGAGGAAGTGGACGCGGCCTATGTAGCTGTAATCAACGCAGGGAGGGCGGTAGAATGAGGCTTCTCAACGATCCCGCCGAGGAGGCCACCTCCCTGCCTCCCCAGGAGGAGGCCGTGCGCATCCAGGCCGAGATAGACCAGCTCAAAATACAGATGGAGGTTCTAATCGCCAAGCGCGACGAGGCCATCAAGCAGGCCCTCGCGCAGGGCATCAAGGTGTACGCAGGTTACTCCTTCCAGGAGCGTGCACCCGCCTCCACCATCAGCGAGACCAAGCTGGCGCAGCTGCACCCCGCCGAGTACGACGGTTATTGCGATTGGTACCCCACCAGCAGGGAGGTCAAGCTCACCAGGACCGACCTCGCCAAGTACCTCAAATTATCGGGACACACGAACCCCGAGCAGGTGCTGGCTGACTGCACCGAGCCAGGGAAGGGCCCCAGCACCTACACCCTGGCCCGCACCAAGGGGGTCACGGAATGAGCTCCCTGGCAATCTGCCCCGACTGCGGGGGGGAGTACCCCGTGCACATGAGCAGGACCGCCCTGGGCCTCCGTGTGGAGGGCAGGTGCCCCAACTGCGGGCGGGATCGTACCCACACCATCTTCGACAGCAACGAGGAGGCGGAGCCCGAAATGGTTCAGAGCGGCTGGACCGTGCATTGCTACGAGCCAGGCGACGACGAGCACATCGGCCACGAATGGAGCAAGTTCTTCGAGAGCGAGGACGAGGCCATCCGCTACTCCAAGAAGTGGAGGAACAACCACGTGGACACGCAGGTGGTTCCGCACATGGTGGTGAAAGAATGAGCTGGGCACCGTGTCCCGTATGCGGTGCGGATGGCTACACCCTGCACGCGACCCCGATGGGCTGGACCTGCAACTGCCCCGCCTGCGACGCGATCCTCACCAGCGGGGTCACCCGTACTCAAGCCATCATGTTTTACACCGCCACCCACAGGAGGGCGCAGGCATGACCGAGCTCAAGCTCTGCCCCTTCTGCGGAACGCCAGACCCTATCACGATCCATAGGGAGGACGAGGACAGCTGGCTCGTACATTGCACCTGGTGCGGGGCACAGACAGGCGCCAGGGGCTCCAAGGAGCTCGCCGTTACTGCATGGAACAGGAGGTGGGACCAATGACCTCATGCAGGACATGCAAGCGGTGCCTCGGCATCAAGGAGGGCGGGCGCGTAATATGCGCCAGGTATTTGGAGCTCCAAGAGCCCAGCGAGTGCAGGGAGTACCAGCCCATCAAGGGGGCGAGCCAATGATAACCACCAGGGACGTCCTCGGAGCAATCCGCACCATAGCCCCAGGCCAGACCTTCACAGTAGCAGACCTCGCCGAGAGGATGGGGGCCGACCGCCGCGCAATAGCGAGGATACTCGCCCGTGGAGGGGTCGGGGCCGAGCTGGTAGAAATCCGCAGGGAGCCCGTGCAATACCCCGCCTATCCCATGAACAGGGACGTGAGGATATACAGGAGGGCCCTATGACCGCTGTGGAGCTGGCCCAGGAGGCCGTGAGGATCGCGGACGGAATCACCGCCGACAGCTGGGCACAGGATAAGGCGCGGTTAACCACCGCCCTGCTCCGCCTGCGCAGGGCGTGCGGGTGCGAGGGGCACGTGTGGGCCATGTACGAGGCCGAGGAGTGGCTGTGCGTGCTCCAAATGTGTCAGACCCACAGGGACTTCGTGGTATCCAAGACACGCGAGGCCGTGCACGGGATCGCTGGGAAGGTGGGAGCATGAAATCGGCCAGCGTGCCCCGCCCCCTCGCGGAGCTAATCGTGCGCACCATGCACGAGGAAACGGGCATCCATCACGAGGGCTGGACCCAGCGCGTGACTACCGCCTGGTATATCGTGCGCCAGTCGGGCCACTATAAACTCCTGCACGGACGCACCAACCTGGGCACCGTGGAGGACGTGAGGCTGGGCCCGAAGTTCCTGCTGGTATGCTTAACCAGCGGGCTGGACCTGCACTTCCCGATAAGGGAGCCCAGGGGGGCCGACGCATGAGAGACCCGATAAAGGACATAGATGGCTGGACCTGCCTCTGCTGGTGGTGTAAGGGTGAGCTCGTATGGGACAGCGACGCGGACAGCGGGGACATAGGAGAGGATCCAGGGCGCCTCGTGACCTTCCTGCATTGCAAGGCATGCGGAGCCGAGGTCATGTACAGGAGGCCCGAAAGATGTTGATGTACAGCGCACGGCCCACCGACCGCATGCTCACCATGACCCCCATGGAGGTGCATATCTGGAACCTGCTTAACAGCAGGGGCCCCATGGACGCGCCTGGGATCGTGCGCAACACACGCGGAGACTACTTCGACATTATGCAAACTATTCACAACATGGCCCACCAGGGCGACATAGAACCGAAGGAGGCAAACTAATGGCAATCACAGAGCAGGATATTGAGAACGTTCGCAAATTGGAATCCTACATCAAAACTCCCCGCACCGTCGGGGAGATAGCAACATACCTCGGCGTATCCAGGATGAGGGCCCTGGATTATTTGGAGGTGCTGGTAAAGAACCCCAAGAGGTATAACCTGGCATGCGAGAACCTGGGCGGTGTGGAAAAGACCTGGGTGATTCAATGAGGATCGACTACATTTCCGACACAGCGGTGCTCGGGATCATCCGCGACCACCCGAACATAGGTGCGGACCAAATCGCCCGCATAGGGTACCCAGCCCTATGGGACGGTTCTACGGAGTTTAGGATCGCCAAGCGCAAATTATACACCCAGCTCCAGAAACTCAAAAAGTACCAGCAGATTGAGAACACAGGCCTCATAGAGCACGGGCCTGGAAGGGCCTGCACATGGAGGGCGGTGGAATGAAAGTGTATCTCGAAAAGGGCCACAGCATGCGGGCCAACCTCCGCCTATACCCGTATAAAATCCAGCACCTCAAAACGGCGGACAATGCCCCCGAGGAGATAAGGGCTCACACCCTCGTAATATTCGGGGACGCAGACGAGACCGTGAGCCTGCATGGTTCCCTCCGCGAATTGCAGGAGCTCGCCAAGTTAATGGCCGAGGCATTGGAGGGGGCGGAGGAATGAAGCCCGTATTTTTACTACAATCGGATGCAGACTTCACCTGTGCTCGGTGCTATTGGGCCAAGGACACAGATAAAGGCCCCGTATGTAGATATTTAGAGCGCCCGATAGTATGGAACCCCAGGGCCTATTTCTGCACGGACTACGCAATTACTGACGACGGGGAGGGAGGGATCGCATGACCGACGGCACCCTGTTGGTAGATGTAGATAGTACGATCCCGAACCTCGCCCTCATGCACATAAGCACGTGGAAGAAGGAGCAGGGCCAGCGCGTAGGGTTCAATATCGAGGATCCCGCCGAGGTCTATGCCTCCTGTGTGTTCGATTGGAATAGACACAAGACAGACGGCCTCCGTTTCCTGTACCCCGAGGCCAAGATTGACATAGGCGGGGGAGGGATAGACCTGCATAAGAATCTCCCCGAGGGTGTGGATACCCTCATGCCCGATTATTCCCTTTATCCCGACTGCGACTATGACCTGGGTTTCACGACGAGGGGATGCCCGAACAGGTGCCCGTTCTGCGTGGTGCCCACCAAGGAAGGGCAGCTGCGCAGGAACCAGCACCCCAGGGAGTTCCACGACCCTGCCCATAAAAAGGCCGTGTACATGGATAACAACATCCTCGCAGACAGGGCATGGTTCTTCGAGGTCACAGATTGGCTCCTGGCCAATAAGATGAAGGTTGATTTTAACCAGGGCCTCGACCTGCGCAGGATCGACAGCGAAGTGGCGGAGAGGATCGCACAGCTCCGCCCCCTCAACAAATGGCGTTTCGCCTACGACAGCCTCGCAGTCACCGAGGGCGTGGTGCGCGGGCTCACCCTGCTTAAAGACGCAGGCATAAACCTCCGCAACCTCGGCCTCGTTTATGTGTACACCGACGGCGACCACGACTTCGATAGTGCCCTGGAAAGGTGCAGGCGCCTCCGCAGTATGAACATTCTGCCTTATCCTATGTTCAACCGCCACGCGGTTAAAACCCAGCGCATGATGAATTTAAAGCGCTGGGCACGCCCGTGGACCTTCTTCAAAATGGATTATCAAGACTACAACAGGGAGTATAGACGCAAATGTTAATCGACACGAAACAGGAGATTATTCGCACAACGGTGACCGACCTGGCGGAGGCCGAGGACGCCCTTAATGTCCTCATGGGGCGCCTCCCCAACCTGGACTTAAACGACATGCTCTACCAGGTTCTGACCAACCTGCGCTCGAGCATCGAGATACTGCAATACATAGACCATAGGATGGAACATGAGTAACCCCAGGTATCTCACCAGCTATAACGCGGGCATCCGCCTAACACACATCCTCGGCGACATTATGGATCGTGCCACCCACCCCATGACCGCCGAGGAGATTCACAGGGCCACGGGCCAGCCCTATGCTGTTATCTCTGCCTTCCTCAAAAAGAACACCTACGCCAGGAAGGTCAGTAGCCAGCAGATACCGCGCCCAGGCGGGGGGAAACCCTACCGCGAGTATTGGCGGGGGGATCGGGATATACAGTCAACATTCGGAGACGTGGAGAACATGATGGATAAGAAGACAGGCGAAAAGCTGGCCCAGGGGGAGAGGCCCGTCGCATGGCGTGACGGTACTCACACCACATGGAGCATAGACGAGAACGAGGCATTGACTGCGGTGCAGGGCAACAGGTGCCTCCGTTTCGGCACGGCCCAGCGCATAGACAACAAGAGCACCGTGGTGAGGATCGCCACCGCATACGGTGCATTCACATTCAAGAAGGAAAGACCATGAAGGTAGAGAGCAGGAAATTGGCAGACATTAAACCGTATCCGAACAACCCCAGGATAAACGACAACAGCGTGGAGCTGGTGGCGAACAGTATCCGCGAGTTTGGGTTTAAAAACCCCATCATCGTCGATAAGGACGGCGTGATTATCGCAGGCCACACCAGGTATAAGGCCGCCAAGCAGCTGCGCTTAAAGGAGGTGCCCGTCATAGTGGCGGACGACCTCACCGAGGAGCAGGTGCAGGCGTACCGCCTCGCAGACAATAAGGTAGGCGAGGGCTCCATGTGGGACTATGACCTCCTGGACCTGGAGCTGGGCGATATCGGCATAGACATGGAGCAGTTCGGGTTCTTCGGAGAGCTGCCCGTATTTGATACGGAGGAGGACGATCCATACGCGAACCCCTCCGAGGTGCATAAGCTCACCGACAGCTTTATCGTACCCCCCTTCTCCGTGCTCGACACCAGACAGGGATATTGGCAGGACAGGAAGAAGGCATGGCTGGAAAAGACGGGCAACCTATCAGAGACCAGGGACGGGGAATACGGCAGGAGTTTCGACGGCGACCTGGTGCAGAAAATCAACAACGGCACCAGCAACTTCGACCCCGTGCTCTGTGAGGTTATCTACCATTGGTTCAACCGCCCAGGAGGAAAAATCCTCGATCCCTTCGGAGGGGAACAGACCAAGGGCGTCGTAGCTGGGGAAATGGGATACCCATACCATGCAGTAGAGATACGCGAGGACCAGGTAAAACTCAACCAGGAAAAGACCAAGCGTTACCCGCACGTGAAATACTACTGCGGGGACAGCAACGACCTGGCATCCATCATTAAGGATCGTGACTTCGACCTCATGTTCACCAGCCCGCCTTATTATGACCTGGAAGTGTACAGCGCAGAGGACATGTCTGCCCTGGGCACCTACGAGGAGTTCATGGACGCATACCGTAACATCTTCACGCAGGCGTATGGCATGATGGCCGAGGACAGTTTCGCCGTGGTAAAGGTGGGCGAGATACGCAACAGGGAAACGGGCGAGTATAGGCAGTTCGTGGCAGATAACATCAAGGTGTTCACCGAGGCAGGGTTCCACTACTACAATGAGATCATCCTCGTCAATGCAGTAGGCACCGCGCAGATACGCGCCAGGAAACAGATGGTATCCCGTAAAGTTGTGAAACTGCACCAGAACATCCTCGTCTTCTACAAGGGCGACGTGAAGAAAATTGCCGAAAAGTACCCTGTACTGAATGATTGGGACGGTGACGAATACGCTACAATTCCCGCACAAGATGATTCGGAGTAAGGTAATAGCGCAGTACATGGAGGAGGCGGGCTACAAGAAGGCCGTCTGTTTCACCTGTGGCAATGCGGGGCGCGAGCTGCGCAGGGCAGGCGTGGAGACGATCATCGTCGGAGGGGAGGGCGACATGCTCCCGAACCGCTGGTTAACCACCGCAGAGATACACCGCATGTTCCCCGACTGTTTCGACGCCACATCGGGACACCTTAATGCCGATGTGATGAACAGGATCGCCAGCGCTTATAGGGAATACCTGGGCGAGCTCCCTGCCGAGGTCGAGGTGCCTTCGGGGAGCGGAGAGTGCCTGGTTTGCCTTAAATTGGCATATCCGCAGGTGCACTTCATAGCGGAGTATGATGTGGTGGGCCTGGAAGGACCGACCCAATACTGCCCCAGGGCCCCGCTGGTGCCCCTGGTGGGCCTGCTGGCGGAAGAAGTACGCCACGGGGAGCAACTGCATGGAGGGGAGCAATGAAGGCCGTAATTTACAGTCACGGGCAGGTCCAGGCCGTGACATACGACGCGCCCCTGGGCACCATGATGGCCCAATGCTACGCACAGATAGCGCAGGGGAAGGACACGGCCGTGGCGATCCCTGCGGGGCTGGACCCCATGATGGACCTATTGGAGGAGGCCCTGGGCATAACCATAACCAGGGACTACACGGACATAACCATACCAACAGCACCAGCCCAGGGCAACAGGGTGATGGTGGCCTATTCTTCTGGTATGGATAGCACCAGCAACGCACTATACCACCGCGCACAGGGGAAGGAGGTTATACTCTTCCACGTGCACAACCTCAATAAATCGTATCCAGACGAGGCACGGTATGCGAGAAGGTTCGCGGAGCACTACGGCCTCCCGCTGGTCATGGTTGAGCCCGTGTGGGCAACGGCGAAAAGCGCATACGTTGACAACCCTGTGAAGAACCAGACGATCCTCGCCTACATGGTGGACTATGGGAGGAGCATAGGGTGCACGGAGTACGCCATGGGCAATTATGCCACGGACAAGCTAATGGAACAGATACAGGGATATTGGACCACGGATTCCATAGAACTGTACGAGGTGTTTAACCGCTATGTGCAGGGGATCCTCCCAGGGTACCAATACCACCACATGCCGTTCGACAAGTACAGGGCCTTCGAGTTCATCACCAGGAACGAGCCCGAGGCATGGCAGTTCGTTAATAGTTGTATCCGCCCGCACAGGTTCAAGGACTACACCCATAACCAAACGGAAAAGAAGTACGGCGTGCAATTGATTCCGCACCATTGTGGTGTCTGCTATAAGTGCGCCCTGGAATACCTCATGCTCACAGACCTGGGCTTTTACCAGCTAAACACAGCATACGCCAGGAAGTGCATTAACACCCTGCGGGAACAGGACGGAACCACGTTCACCATGGGGATACGCAAGTGCATGACGGACGCCGAGGTACTGCGGAAGGCATTAGGGAGGGACATAGACATGGCCAGGTGGCACAGCGTGACCGATAAAGGTATGAGGAGGGGGAAGGTATGAAGGAATTTCATTCACAGTTAAAGACCGTGGGCGGAGGAGAGGGGGACAGGTGCCTCTATCCCACCCGCCTCGATATGTACGGATGCGGATGCCAGCACGATTGTCAGTATTGCTATGCCAAGGCCCTGTTAGGATTCCGCAACCTGTGGAACCCCGAGGAGCCAAGGTGCACGGACAAGCGCACAGCCCACCGTATAATGGATAAACTGCACCCTGGGGATGTTGTGCGCCTCGGAGGCATGACCGACCCCTTCCAGCCCATGGAGGAGAAGTATCGCCTCACAGAATGGGCCATAGGGGAGCTCAATAAAAGGCGCATAGAGTACCTAATCGTGACGAAATCGGCATCAGTAGCCAAGTGCAGGAATCTCCACCCACAGCTCGCCCATGTGCAAATATCGTACACGCACACCGAGGGCATGGCTCCCGAGGGCTATGAGCACGCATCCCCCCCGCAGGATCGTCTCGCAGCTGCGGAGGTACTGCATGCCCGCGGGATCGACACCCAACTGCGCTTATCCCCATTGGTCCCCGAGTACATCGACATGCAGAAGGTGATAGAATCACCCGTGCCGAAGATCCTCGTGGAGTTCCTGCGCATCAACCCGTTCATAGAGAGGGCCATGCCCTACCTCGACACATCCGCATGGACGCATAAATCGGGGGGATATAGGCACCTGCCCCTCACCGCCAAGAAGGAGATAATCGCCCCATTGGTAGCCACAGGGAAGGAGATAACCGTGTGCGAGGACGTCCCGAACATTACGAGTATTGGCGGGAGCATGTGAACCACAACCCCGCCGACTGTTGCAATCTGCGGAGGCGCGTATGATGAACAGAGGGAACGTTTGGAAGATATACCAAGACCCGCAGGATCGGATAACACCCATCCGCATAGAGGTGGGCACATTCGCAAGCGCATGGCTCGATATCGACGAGGCCGAGGAGGCCCTAAACCAATTAAAGAAGGCAATCAAGGAAACCAAGAGGACAGCACGGAAGTGGGAAGAATGGACCAGGTAAAAGCAACACAGGACCCCAGGATCGGGGCAACAGTACACAGGACCCGTTATTACGCCGTAGTATTGGACGGGAGCAACGCCCTGTTCGCATCGTTCGCCACGGCGGACAAGGCGGAGGCGTATGATATGGAGCGCACCGCCGAAGGGTACGAAAGCAGGACCGTGGGTGAGGTGGACGGCGACGCCTACCTCGTGGTCTATACGAAAAAAGCCACGAAGAAGGCCAAGAGGTATAACAGCACCACCCAAGAGGAGAAAGGCCCGCAGAAGGCAACGCAGGCACACCAGGAGGCACGCCCATGAATATGAAGGTCACCACGGGCCCGTATCCGTACCCTGTGCATATCCACACCGAGGGAGGCATATTGGGAAACGTGACCCATTGCATTTCGTTGGATGAGGCCAAGGCCCTATACCAGGAGCTCGGCCTGGTGATTGCATGCCTCGATAGGGAGGCGAGCCAATGAGCGAGGAGACGGCCCCTGTGTGGTACTGCCCCCATTGTTCGCAGAGGATCATCGGACACCCGAGGGGCGACGTTATCCTCATTTGGAGGGCCGCGGAGCCGAGGATGTATAAGCTCTGCTCCAAGTGCACAGCCAAGCTCCAAATATGGCTCGAAGGGGGCGAGTAACATGGCGAACCCGCACCCCGAACCCCACCCCGAGAACCTGCGTCCCATCCCCAAGGGCACAACCGAAATACAACGGAAAGGCGGAAGGGCATCTGCCAAGAAACACGCCGAGCGCAGGTCTATGAAAGAATGGGCGATCCTGCTCGGCGATTTACCCATTCAGAAGGGGAAGACCAAGGACCCTAAACAGGCCAGCGACCTCACCAAGGACCCCAAGACGGGAAAGCCCAGGGCCAACCTCACCATGGACGGCGCTGTGCTCGCCGCCATGTACAGCAAGGCCCTAAAAGGCGACGTGCGGGCCGCCGAGTTCCTGGCCAAGCTCAAGGGACAGACCAGCGACGACGTGGTGGTGCATATCGACACCATGGCCCAGATGGATACCGAGGAACTGCTGGCCCTTTACGAAAAGACCAAGGGGGCGAAGGAATGACCGAGCTCCCACACCTCGACCCGTGCCCCTTCTGCAAGAAAGAGGCGGGTATGACATGGCACGTCGGGCATTATTCCCAGCCCTGGATAGTGGAATGTTGCCAATGTTTCGCCCAGGGCCCGCACGCCCCCACCGAGCGCGAGGCGATCCTGGCCTGGAACGAGGGCTCGAAGGCATGACCCCCGACACGGACGCTGTCACCAGGGAACTGCACCGCAGGGCCAGCATAGAGCTGGCCAGGCGTTCCCTCTGGTTCTACTGCAAACTCATGGCGCCCGACTTCTACACGGACGACAGGGCCTATCTGCGCAACGTGTGCGACACCATCCAGGCGTTCTACGAAAGCGACGACAGGATTATGGTTATGTGCATGCCCCCGCGTCACGGTAAATCCCGCACCGCTACGCTGTTCACCCAATGGGCCTTCGGGCACGATCCGACCGCGCATGTTATCACCGCCTCCTATAACGAGGAGTTATCCAGCACGTTCGCCAAGTCGGTTCGTAACGCCATCCAGGAGCAGAAGGCCAGCGCAGAGATACCCGTGTACAGCGACGTGTTCCCCAAGACCCGCATAAAGCCAGGTTCGGGGAGTATGAAGTTATGGGGCATAGAGGGAGGGCGCGGGGAGCACAGCTACCTCGCCACCTCCCCAGGCGGAACAGTTACGGGTTTCGGTGCCAACCTGCTAATCATCGACGACCTGGTGAAGAATGCCGAGGAGGCGTATAACGAGAGGCGCCTGGCCCAATTGTGGGACTTCTTCGCCAACACCCTGTTGAGCAGGCGCGAGCAGGGAATGAAAATCCTAATCATTATGACCCGCTGGGCCAGCGCAGACCTGGCAGGCCGTGCCATGGAGCACTTCGCCAGGATCGGCGTCCCTGTGCGCACCGTGCTGTATAGGGCCCAGCAGGAGGACGGCTCCATGCTGTGCCCCGCGATCCTCTCCGCGGACGACTATGCCGTCCTGCTGGGCACCCAGGATAAAGCCATCGTGATGGCCAACTACCAGCAGGAGCCCATCGACGTGCAGGGGCGCTTATACACATCCTTCCGCACATACGCCGAGGTGCCTGCATTAACCAAGGTGTTCGCCTACTGCGACACGGCCGACGAGGGTGCCGACTACCTGTGCAGTATTGTGGCGGGTGTGCTGGCAGAATCCCCGCAGGATATAGCCATCCTCGACGTTATCTACACCGACAAGGCAATGGAGTTCACGGAGCCTATGGTGGCCGACCAGCTATGCGAGCACTACGCTGGCCTCCCCGTGGCCCTGGCCTACATCGAGAGCAATAACGGCGGCCGCGGTTTCGCCAGGGCTGTGCAGGAGCTCATACGCCTGCGTCACGGTTCCTGTGTGGTGAGCTGGTTCACACAGACGCACAATAAGCGGGCGAGGATCCTCACGGGCGCACCGTGGCTTATGCAACATTGCCTCCTCCCCGAGCATTGGTCCGACCTGTGGCCCGAATGGTGGCACCACATAGCCACGTTCACCAGCGACGGGAAAGCCGAGCACGACGACGCGGAGGATGCCCTCACGGGGCTGTACGATGTAATGACAGCACCCAGGACGCCCAGGGCCAGGATTAAGCCCAGGGCCGACAGGCGCACGCTCCACCCATCCTTTTAAAACGAGGCGCAGTAGACACAATCATGTCGATACTCCCGAAGTGGCACAATGGGCGCGTCTGTATCCCGTGGTGGTATGGCCTGGGCTACCCTGTGCTCTGGTGCCTGTTCGGTGTCAGTATCGGCATAAAAGCAGGTGGAAACATGATAATGGATATATCCGTCGCTTCCGCCATCGCCATGACCGTGCTGGCCTTCGTCGGTGCTGTGAGCTACTTCGTGTTCTACGGAGTGTCCGCATACCGCGAGCAGAAGGCCCAGGCCGAGGAGCTTAAATCCGCCATCGTCGCCTCTGGGCGCGATCCCGCAGACACCAGCCTCCTCACGGTTAAGGAGAGGTGGGAAATACAGAAATGCCAGAAATTCGACCATATCTTCCTCATTGCCGATATCCTCGGCGTGCTCATTTCCGCGGGCTGTGCGGTGGCCGTGATATATTTCTACGGCCTGTCCGCAGGCAGGATTCCCGACGAGTGGCCCATGGTCGCCGTGACCGCCTTCATCGGCGGGATCGTCGGCGCCTGGTTCATAAACGAGACCCTGGTCAAGACGGCCGCGAATGGTGAGTGGGAAAAGAAGGCGAAAGAGGCCTTTCGTGCTGTTGAGCCCGTTATTGAGGGGGCTGTTGCGCAGGTGACTGGTTCCACCAGGTTCGACGAGCTGGTGGCCAAATACATCGAGGCAGGTCTCAACAAGAAAGAGGCCCGCGAGGCAGCCAAGGCCAAACTCATTGACGAGCTGGAGTAAACACCACAGGCGGGCCCCATCCCCCCGCCATAACCTACCCTTTTAAAAATCGCCCTTCATCGTTCTATTATGATAGAGGACGACCTGCGCGAGATACTGACCAACGCCGTCGGCGTGTCGGTGTACTCCCGCCAGCTCCCGCCAAACCTCCCCGAGTGCGTGTGCGTGCAGGAGGTCGGCGGTGTGCACACCAATGGCAACATCCGCAGGGCCGTCCATTTCATCAGTATCCTGGCCTGCTCCCGCAGGATCGAGGACGCCAGGCAGTACCTAAACACCGCCCGCAATTACCTCGTCACGCACATGCCCCTCGAACACAACGGTGTGCATTATTACCTCGCAGTAGCACAGGCCGAGGGCGAGATACTGATTAAACCGCCGAGGGGCCCTGTGTACATCCTGCACGTTACTGTGGAGGTGACGCGCGAACAATGACCGCAGTCATGGCCGTGCGTGATTATCTCGCTGGCGTGCTGGGCCCCTGGCTGGAACCCAGGTGCGGGACGCCTGGCGCCGTGTGCGGGGGCACCATCCTGGGCCTGGGCTACCCCTGGCCCTACGACAGGGACACGACAGCCTATTGCGGGCTGGCCCGCTGTGGGCTGGCCCATTGCGGAAGGATCGTGCGCAACGACGCCATTTTTGCGGGCGTGGTGCCCGTGATGAAGTCGCACTATGCCACCATGGTGCTCACGGAATCCAACGGCGGGAGACCCGATCCCCGCCAGCGCTACGACGAGGCCTATGATAACCCGTCCTTCACCCTGCACATAGTCGGGGACCGCCTGGAATGGCTGGACGAGGTGGCCGAGTACCTGCGGGTGCATTGCGACAGGGGCGGACACATAACCACGCCCAACGGATACATTAACGGAATACACATCGACCCGCCACAGAGGGACATAAGGACTTCCAGGCCCAGGTACGACGTGACCATGAACATAGATACGGAGGTTGTCAGACAATGAGCGGACACATAACAGCGGGGGACGTGAGCCCCTTATTTGCCAAGAGAGAAAGCAGTTACGGAGTGACCCCGTCGGGCGATTGGGATTATTACGCGGACATTAAGGGAGACGGCGGAAACTTCACACCCACCGACAACCCCCAGCAGTATGTCTCCTGGCGTGGCGGGAACAGGTCATACGCACAGGGTAACCTCCTCTTCCAGAACGTGGAGGCAGGATATACCGCAATATGGGAGACAGGCGGCAGGCGTGAGGCCGAGCTATTGGAGTATGCCCTGGGCTCCCCTACGGGCACCACCCCCCTCGGTACCCTGCCCAGCAGGACCTCGGCGATATGGGCCAAGACCGTCGCGCATGGGGCCAAAGATTACGACAGGCTCATCTATCCTGGCTGTAAGACGGACCGCCTGGTGATTAAGGCGGACCAGCCAGGGGGCATAGTGGAGTTCCAGGAGACCGTCATGGCGAAGGATGTCTATTACGGCGTAGATACCACGAGCACCGTGCCCACCGCACCCGACACGAGGTTCGCCGTGCAATGGATGGGAGGTATAGGGTTCGATGTGGATCGCACCTTCTACCCGCAGAACTTCGAGCTGTCAATCAACAACAACCTCGCCAGGGTAAAAGGGCTCTATACAGCCGAGGGCGAGGGAGTGAGGGCCGCCACCGTCGGGCTGGTGGAGGGCAGGAGGGAAATGGAGTTGTCCTTCGACCTGTGGATGGAGGACCTGGAAGAGTATTACGCAGGGAACGGAGTACAGTCGGGGGTCGCGCTGTCCGAGACGCTGTCCCTCAACATCGGGAACCAATGGGGATACTATAAACTGACATGCGTAGGGAACCGCCTCCTGGATGGCAACAACCACGCACTAATACAGGACAAGCAGCTCGCCACCCTTCGGTTTAGGGTCGCCTCTATTGCTGTGGAGTACGTGAACGATTCGCCATCTACACAGGCGTGATACCATGCTCTGGACCGAACACAGGGACAGGGTCCAGGTCGGCGGGCACACCGTGAGGCGCCTCACGTATTGGGCATTTAAGGAACTGACCGCCTCCTATCCTGCCACGGACCTCGGCAGGATCGGACGCCTCAATGCCAAGCGCGACAGCGGTGTGGCATTGACCGATGAGGAGCAACAGACCCTTTTAGAGCTGGCATCCCGCTGGCCCATCGACGACCTGCGCGGTGCCTGCTTTATCCCGCCCGTATCTGGTGCGGAGTGTCGGAGGATCCTCGCAGGCATGCCCAGGGCAGAGAGCGAGGAGCTGGAAAGGGCCCTGGACGCTTTTATCACGCCCACCGCCCCCACCGAGCAGGACCTAAAAGACCCGCTGGCTGTCCTGCTGGTGGCCACAGGCGGGCTCGGGATCGACACCGCAGACATGACCGCAGGGCAGGGCATAGCAATCTCCCTCATAGCAGGAGGCAGTAAATGAGCACATTTGTCCCCGTCAAGAGCGGAACGTGGGCCGAGGCCGACACCTGGGGGCCCCAGGGATACCCAGGAGAGACCGACACCGTAGAAATAAACCTAAACCACACGATAACGATAGACACCAACGTCAAGGTCAAGAAGATAATCCTCGCCACAGGGGGCCTCCTGGTGGCGGACGGCGCGACCCCCACAATTGAGGTCACCAACGGCATAGAGCTCGCGAGGAGCGTCCAGCCCATGCCCTTCAGATTAGACGGCGCCACCATCAAGGCGCCCTCATGTATTGGGGCGTACAAGAGGTATGTAACCGACCCCTTCCCCCTGACCTACATGATAACCGCGACCGACGGCGCAGGGATCATCATAGACGACACGGGAGTATTCAACGCCAGCGCCACCCTCCAAGACATTAAGCCCGAGGGCTCCGCGAGGGCATACGCCAGGAAGGTCAGCAACTCGGTCCGCTACCTCACCATGACCGTGCGCATAGAGAGGGGACACGCCGACGAGCAGAAACACCTCCGCGATATCTACCTATGGGCGGAGCTCCCCTTTCAGATTATCGGGATAAACGGCTCCTGTGCAATCAAGGGATATGTCGAGAGCGTGACCTACGATAAAGCGAGCGTGGGCACCGCCTACCATGTGCTCCAGATAACGATAGCGGAGGGCCAGCAATGAGCGAGCTCACATCCCTGGCGGGCCAGCTTAACAGCGTGACCAGCTCCCTGCGCACGCTGGGCATAGACCTGGGTGCATTGCAGACGACGGCGGCCGCCTTCCAGCTTATTGGCGGGACGGGGCAGGTCATAAAAGGGATCATCAGCGCCAAGGAGGCCCTCGCAGCTGCGAAGGCGGCCTGGGGCGCGGCCAATATCGCCAAGTGGGGCCCTGGTGCGCTGGCTGTGGGCGGGATGGCCGTCGCGGGCGGTGTAGCCATGGGTCGGCTTATCGAGAGGTATGCCCACGTAGAGGATAACGACGCGGGCCTGCGCATGATATCGGGAGGCGGGGCCTATGGCAGAGCATGAGGTTGTCTATACTTTTAGGGCCGTGGATGAAATATCGAAACCCCTGGAAGGGGCGAAACGCAACATCGAGGCCACCGAGCAGGCATCCCAAAAATACAACAAGACCGCCGAGGAAGTCGCCTCGCAGTCTGCGAAGGCCAGCGCCTCGGTGCAGGCCCTCAACCAGGACCAGACGCAGGCGATCCTCAAGAGCGTGGAGACCTTATCCGCCATGCAGGCAATACAGTCGGGCCTATCCGCAGTCACCAGCTCGGTGCGCACCCTGGGCCTGGTGGACGACGAGACCGCCAAGACCCTGCAAAAAGTGACCGCAGGCGTCCAGCTTTTAGTCGGTACTGCGCAGGCCGTGAAGGGTGTCGTGACCCTGTTCAACAGTCTCAACAGCGTGCTCAAAACTACCGCCATCGTCTCCACCTTCGCCAGCATCGCCGAGAACCCCGCCAAGGGCGCCTTAATCGTAGGCGGTGCAGGGCTGGCGGCTGGTGCCCTGGCTGGCTACATGTACAGCACCACGCAGAACACCAACAACACCACCATCAACGTCCAGCATGAGAGCACCGCACGCCAGGCGGAGACCCTGGTGGATACGGGAACGTGGTATTGATGGTCGCACCAGGCGAGCAGGTAACTAAAACCGCCAGCGTCGCAGGCACCCGCCCGAAGTGGTTGCAGTTCACGGGAGCCAATGAGCTGGCAGGCACCGCACAGCTCCCCAGCGGTTCCCGCAGGGCCGTGAGGATGGCCAGCTCCACCCGCTACGACGAGACTGTCAAGGTGGACCCCGTGACGATCCCAACGGACAGCGAGTGCCCGTGGCGGTGCATAATCTTCGCACCTAATGGCGACTACCTGCTAATGAACGGCCTGGCTGGTTTCCCCACCATAGGCACGCCTGTGGTACGTTTAACCAGCGAGGGGCCCAGCAGGGCCGAGGTGAGCCTACCGCTGGCCCTGGGAGACAGCAACGTGCTGGCATCCAACTTCGCCAGGTGGACGGGCACCTATGTGGGCCCTGTGGAGAGGGGCATGGAAATGACCGTGGAGTACAGGAGCTCCGTGCTGGTGCCCGTATTCCGCGGGCGCATCTATCAGATACAGCAGGGAGAGGCCATCAAGATAACCGCCTACGACAGGATTATGGACCTGGCGCAGTACAGCGACCAATATCAGTCGGACCAGGGATATGTCGATAGAGCGCAGAGCACCAGCAGGACCACCTCGGGCTCGGACTATGTGTACACCCTGCCCTCGGCTGTGGGCGTGGTGTCTTCCTGCCAGGCCACGGGCTCCGCCAGCATCGACGCGCTGGCCCAAATGAACACCAGCACCAGCAACCGCTACGAGGGACAGATCCTGCACGACATGCCCAAGACCACCGACGGGAGCGGGATCCTCCGCGGACCTTCACAGGGCTCCAGAATAACCAAGCTCCGCACCAAGGTGTACATCAACCAGTCCATAGACCAGGCGGGAACCGTTAAGGTCGCCCTCTACCTGTATCGTAAAATCAACGGCGAGTTCTATATTCGGGAGGGGGCAGGGAACAAGTCGGTGTCGGGAATCAACATCACGCAGACCCTCGAATGGGACGTCGATTGGCTATTGAGTGGCGATCCCAGCGAGTACTACATCGGGGCACAGTACCAATATTCGGGAACATCGTTCTACCGCAGTTATGGATACGCGCACAGTTCCACCCGCTACACCACCAGCGAGTACTACACCGCCACGGACCTCGCCCATTGGACGCCCATATCCGCCAGCGGGGAACTGCCCGAGATAGCCATTGACTTCACGGACACCGTGGACGTGACACCCAGCGCGGTTATAGTGAATGGTTCGACGGCGACGATCCAGCAGTCCGCGATACCCAATTGGCCCCCCGTGGACGGTGGATATATCCGCATGCTCACGAAAGGAGACGTCATAGTGCTGTCCTATTTCGTCACGGGGAGCGCATCCCTGCGCCAGATTGTGATAGACCTCATAAGCTGGGCGGGGCTGGTGCCCGACGTGCCCAGCGAGGAGATAGGAACGACTACCTATTACTCCACCAGCACGTATGACTATCTCACGTGTGTGCTGGAAATCATAAGAGCCTCCAACTTAGGCCTCGCAATAAGCCACCAGGACGCAGGCACCGCCGTGGTGCGTCCCAAGCACACCATCGACGAGACACCTGCGAACACCTACTCCACCGACCCCATGGATGCCAACCTGCACACCATCGTTCAGCACGACATAACTGCGCATTGGATGGCCGAGAAAGCGACGGTGGCATATCTGGCCGAGGAGGTAACTTCCAGCGGACTGCCCATCGCCCTGGAAACCGACGACGCCCTGCTGGACGGTTCGCTGGTCCAGACCCTTCAGAGCCCCCTCCGCCAGGTGGTCACGGACAGGAGCCTCGGTACCCACAGCCTCCAAGCGAACACCGCAGGCGGGCGCATGGTTCAACTGCACACCAATGTTTTCGAGGGGAGCATGGTCCTGGCTGGCTACTGTCCCGAGGTATGGGACCTGTTCGGTTCGGGATCGGGAGGTCTCCCCGTGGGCGTGGTTATCCCCGAGGCGGGTGTCAGCGGAACCGCGATCCCCACGGAGGTCGTATTGGCGGACGGCACGACCCGCGTGGTGCTGGATAACATCCGCACCGCCGACAGGAGCGAAATGGCGAACAGCATGGGCCTGTCTGCGGATGCCATCAGCAACAGCCAGCTCCCTAATGCCGTCTTCATCTTCGCCAGGGCGCAGACCTACGCGCTGGAAAGCGGTATGGCCCTCCCCAGCTCTGTGTCCGCTGTCAGTTTCTACCACAGCGGTTCCAGCTCGCCCGCTGGCAGTCAGACCTCGCCCAACTACATAAAAATCGTACAGGATAAGGCGGGCTATGGCCACGTGTGCGCGATTCTCCCCAAGAGTACGCCTGGATGGTCGCCCAACAGCCCCATATCCGCTGTCAGTTTCACCCACCCAGGCGGAACGGTGTTCGCGGTGCTGGATAACCCGAAAAGGGTCTATGACGAGCAGGCGCTACACATAGATATACGGTTTAAAATCGCTTAAATAAACCAGGGGCCATAACCAACCTATGGAGTACACACCCTTCATAGGTTGGTCCCCCGAAACCCAGGTCCTCGCTGTGGCATTTGTGGCCCTGGTGATAGTGGGATACCTCGGCTGGAAGAAAGGCGGACGCAGATAACCCACCTTTTTAAATTCGCAGGGATAAATTCCCTTCATGAAATGGCCGTTCACCCGCAGGGCACCCGTGCAGTACGAGGCTCCCGCCAAGGGAGTGAAGGGGGCCACCCTGCGCGTCAATACGGACCGCGTGGCCTCTGCGGACAAGTACGCACAGGGCCAGGAACTCGAACAGCATAAGCAATTCTTCGAGCTGTACGAGGCCACCATTGCGGGCTCCATCATCGACACCGAGGCCGACGATATTTTCGCACAGGGCTGGGCCGTCAATGGCGAGGATCCCGACGAGGTCGCCAGGGTCCGCGAGTATTTGGAGGCCGTGTCCTTCGAGCAGGCCGTCAAGCAGATGGCCGTCGAGAGCAAGGTGTTCGGTTTCGGCCTCGCGGAGATTGGCAAATTGGGCGCCAGGCATGTGCTGGTCCCCCACACCACCCTAAACATAATCCCGATCCATGACGGCGACGGCTGGCTGAACGGATTTAGGCAGGTGGGCAAAAACGACACCGTGCTGGCAGAGTGGACGCTTAACGAGGTCGTCACGCTGGCCCTGCGCCCCAGCGCCACCGTGCCAGGGCTCGGACGCAGTCAGCTCGCCCAGGCATACGCCTCCGTAATCAACTACGAGGACATTCGTAAAGCGAACGTCGAAATGGTCCTGCGCATGGGATACCCCACCTATGACGTGGAGTTCGACGACGACGGGCTGGCTCCCATGAACGGGCTGGAAGGCCAGGTGGCCGACCTGGGCCCTGGTTCCATCATCCGCACCGCCCTCGGTGCCAAGATAAACACCCTCAACGGCCAAGGCGTCACCCAGGTGCAGACCTACGCCGAAATGGCATTGCAGGCCGTGGCCGTGGCCATGCAGGTGCCCCGCAGTATGGTCGGGCTCGCAGACAACAGCGAGGCCACCGCCAAGGTCACGCAGAGCAAATACTTCAACAGGATAAGCGCCGAGCAGGCCATCATAGCGCACACGATCCAAACGGCCTACATCGAGAAGTACGTCCTGCCCGACCTTAACATTAAGAAGGGCTCCGTGCAGATATTCTTCAACAACCCCGACCCCGAGGCCCAGCTCAAAAAAGCCCAGCTCCTCCAAGTCTTAACCACGCTGGACCCCACCGACCCCGAGTTCCTGCTGTCCGTCGAGGAAATGGCGGAACTGTGGGGCAAACATCCCAAGGCAGGCGAGTATGACGCCACCAAGGTGCAGGACATGCTCATGGATAAGGTCGCCCGCCACATAGCCGAGATACAGGGCACAGCGCCCGCACAGGATAACCAGGGGGCACAGCAATGACCAGGAGCCCCGTAAACCGCAGGGACCCGTCGGGCACCCGCAGGATAGAGCGCGACGAGATAGCCCGCCAGCGTGCCATCCTTCGGCAGTACATGGAGGCCATGGCCGAGGTGGCTGTGGGCAACGATCCCCAGCGCATGGAGGTCCTGGACCGCCTGGACGCCTCGCTTAAAGAGGACCTGCAAGCAAGCGCCGACGATTGGCTCAACAATGCAGCGGAGGCCACCGTGCGCAACACCGACAGGGTCCTCAACAACCTGCATACGGGCATAAAGCTGGGGAACGTGAGGATCCCCGCAGAGGAGGTCGAGGCCCTGCGCATTAACATAAAGACGCAGGTGGCCGACCTGGGTAGCCAAGGATTAAGCGTCGTGACCCGCAACCTCACAGAGGGATACCAGGCGGGCCTCGGTGCCGACCAGATAAAGCGCAACATCGTGAACGAGCTCCCGTCCCTGGAAGGCAGGGCGGAGAGGATCGTGCGCACCGAGACAATGCGCGTATGCGACACCGTGGCGAAGGCCCGCTACGACGCGGCTGGCTGTGATGGGTACTTATCCTTCCCCACGGACGACGACAGGCTCTGTGTCACATGCCTGGGCTACGCCACAGGCGGGAACGGTACGGTGCTTAAAGTGTACGGCCTGGACGAGCCCATGGCCCTGCCCTGGCATCCGAACTGTCGCTGTTGCAGGCTCCCGCACTTCCCAGACCAGGGGGAAATTACGATATGACGAGACATAAGGGTTATTTCAACAGCGCAGGCACCATGAGCTCATACGAGGCCACCGAGGACGGGGGCCTGCTGGTGCATGGCGTTATCATCATGGCCGCGGGCGAATGGACCGATATGCACGGTATTAAGACAAGGTTCTCGCCCGAGGTGCTTCAAGCGTGCGCCCAAAATTGGGACGATAACGCAGTCTGGACCCGCCATGCAGGCGGGACCCCGAGGAGCGTCACCGACAAGGTGGGCGCGGTCCTCAATCCCCAATACTCTCCAACCGACGGCGCCGTGGTCGGCGACGTTTATCTGCACAACCAAACGGACGCCTCCCGCGCCTGCTCTGCCCTGGTTCAAATGGATCGTGACGCAGGCGGGATAAAGGATGTGTCCGCGGAGACCATCGTGGACCTCGACAGGGATGGGAACGTCCTCGATTTGGTCTTCACGGGGCTGGCCCTCGTAGAGGACGGCGCGTGCGAGACGTGCAGACTGCCCGCCTTCGGGAAGGAGGACACCGCTATGGCAGAAGATGAAGTAAAGCAGGAGACCGAGGTCGAGACCAAGACCGAGGAGACCGAGACTAAAACCGAGGCCCCCAAGGACAACGCCGACCTCCTGGATATGCTGGCTGGATTCGTCGCAGGATTAATCCCCGACACTAAGGAGATTATCGCATCCATTAGGGAGGCAGATGGTGAGGATCGTGTCCGCGCCATGGGCCGCCTCGAGGGATGTATGCAGGCATGGGGATTCCCCACCGTGGCCGAGGCTTATTCCAAGGCCATGGCCGACGCCCTCGCACAGTTCGAAAAATCCATTGACGACAAGCTGGCCAACATCCAGAACCAGGTCGCACAGTACAGCGCACCCGCTGGCCTCAAAGGAAAGATGGGCGCAGACAGAGAGGCAGAGGGACAGCGTCAGACCCTCACCTTATACGGGCATGGAAGGACCGCCCTTTACTGACGCATAACAGGAGAAATTGAAATGGCAGCTATCAGCGCATTCCCCATTATCGGAGACACCATCCACGGCGCCTTCGGTACCGAAATGTCCTACGAGGCGTCCGCAGATATCCTCGCAGGCCAGGTCGTAAAAATCGCATCTGGAAAAATCGCACCCGCAACCGCGGCCTCCGACCCCATGATCGGAGTCGCAATCTACGACATTCCCGCAGGCACCGTCGGCGCCGTGAGGGTCGTCGGTGTGGTCAAGGTCGCCAACGCAACCGACGGAACCGCAATCAACGCAGGTTCCCTCGTCACCGCCTCCACCCTCGGAGGCGTCGTCGCAGCCACCACGGGAAAGGTTATCGGGATCGCCCTCGAGGCAATTGCAGGAAACGGCGTCGGCTACATCGCCATCGTCCCCTCCCTCTGCCCCGCATCCTAAGCAAGGTGAGTTAAATGGAAAGTGGAAAGTATATCTCCAAACCCTGCGACTTCGCAGGAAACGCGATCCCTGTCGGCATGTACGACAGGGCATCCCCCAGCCAGCTCCTCAAGAGCATTCTGGCAGTCAACAACGGCAACCTCGAGTTTTCCAAGGAGGAGACCGAGAACCTCATGAAATTCATGCCCGACAAGCTCGTCGGTATGAAAGCAGGCCCCCGCGGAGCCCTGGAATTCACCGCCTACACCAAGGCCGACTTCCTGTCCCCCAGCGGACCCGCAGGAACCACCATCAAGGGCTCTGGTGTCGTTGACATTCTTGTCGCCGACACCATCATGGAAGGAGCCATGCCCTACACCGCGGCGAGGAACATCTTCGAGGTGTGGAGGGCAACAGGCGGAGCCACCCAGGTTCCTTTCTTCACCAGCAGGAAGGGAGCCAAGAAGTCCGCACCCAACGCAGACGCCCAGGACCTCGCCGAGACCATCGGTGTCGTCACCGCTGTGCCCCAGGAGCATAAACTCATGTGCACCCTCGACAAGGGCATCCTCCAGGACGCCTCCGTCGATGTGAAGGCAGCTGCCATCCGTGAGATGGGAGCCTCCATGGAGATCGCTGTGGAGCAGGAGGCCGTCGATGTTGCGCTGGCCAACGCCTACGCCACCCCCACCAGCGTCGCCACCGCAGACGCCCTCAAGGGTCTCAACCTCGCACGCGGACAGGTCGGCAAAAATGGATTCCGCGCGACTGGTGCACTCATTGCACCTATGTTCGAGGCGCACGCCCTCAACAGCATGGCCGTCCCCGCCTACAACGAGAGGGCCCAGGGTGTCGGCGAGAACGCATCCCTGCTCAAATTCGCAGGGCTCAACCTCGGCGCCAGCGGTGCAGACGGACTCGATTGGGGAGCAAGCAACAACGTCGGAGCAATCGTGGTCGACAGGACCCACGGTCCTCACATTATCATGCGCGAGGACATGACCTTCGGCGATTACGACAACATCACCAAATTCGCCGAACAGCCCACCCTCGTGAGCAGGTTCGTCGTCGTCGCACCTGTTGAGGCCAAGCGTGCCGACAACAGGGGCGCCACCGTCCTCGTAAAGAACTCTTGAACACCGCAGGGGGGCGGATACCCCCCAATACCAGCCCCGTGAAAACATGATCCTCAACACACACACCAACGCCAAGGTCCTCACCAGCGAATACCATCATACCATGGAGCAGGCGGTCATTAACCGCAACCGCGTGAGCGAGGCCGAGCTGGAATGGTTGAACGTCCCTCCCTCCGTGGGAACGGGCGCCTACGACAATGAGGCACGGGGCTGGCTCGACAATCCCGACCATAATGGTGCCATGCACCATTACACGCCTCTGGACGGGCCTATGCACAAGGGGGACCGCCCGTGACGATCCTCACCAAGACGCGCCTCATCCTGGGCCTGTCCGAGGATGTTGTTTCCGACGACGTGCTCCAAGATGCTGTTGAGCTGGCGACCGATTGGTGCACCGCCAAGGCCTCCTCCTATGGTGTGCAGGCGCCCGAATCCGCCGTCGTGATGATGGCCCTTTTCTTCCTGCGCCAGCACCTCGACCTAAAAGGCGTCAAGCCCTCCTCCATCAGTATGCCCGACCTCTCCATGGCCACCGATGTGCGCAGTATGTGCGACCTGGCCAAGGACATGGCTGTGGAGGCAATCAAGGCCCAGGCCAGCGCCAGCGGTCAGTCCTTCCGCCACATTAGGAGCGGGAAGGTGGGAAGATGGCACCATTGAGCCCTCTGGCCGAGGTATTGAAGAACACCATGAGGCAGACCTGCACCGTGTACAGGTATGCAGGCGCAGACCCTACGGGACAGCCCGTATATGGGCAGGGCACCGAGTACCCGTGCAGGATCGCAATACGCACCGAGCGCAGTTTCAGCGACGCGGGCGACTACATCACCAACAGCACCGTTTCGCTGTTGCTCCCTGCGGATGTTGCCATTGGTGCCTATGACATGGTGGACCTCCCTGCACCGTACCAGCAGGGTGCAGTTATCCGCGAGGTGGTGACCTCCACCGACTTCCTGGGCCAGACCACGCACCAGGTGGTGAGGATTCAATGACCACCCTCGCAGAGGCCAAGGAGGCCATTTCCAGGATGGTGCGCAACCATCCCGAGCAGACATGGAGGATCCTCGCACGCCACGGCGCCACCATCGAGGCCAAGGCCGCCGTGCTCACGCCTGTGGATACGGGCGCCCTGCGCAGGGCCACAGGGTACGAGGTGGACGCCCAGGCGGACGCCGTTTCCCTCACCATTGCCAACCGCATGATATACGCGCATTACCAGCACGAGCGGGTCATGAGGCACAGCCAGCCCCAGGCCCGTGACCATTTTATCTCGATCCCATTCGAGGCGGAGCTCCCGCTAATCGTGGATGATATAGTCCAAGCAGACCTCAAGGAGGCAACCACACAATGACACAGCAATACACCCCCGTGACCTGGCAGGATGAAACCACAAGCCAGCAGGGCACACTGATAAACGCAGAGAGATTAAACCAGATGCAACAGGCCCACCACTACGCAGACGGCCTGGAGGAAGTGGACGCGATCCCCACCGCCGACCCTGGGGTCAGCTATCATAAGATAGTTTACTGCACCGCAGACAGCACCATATACAGATGGGACGGCACCGAATGGACCAAGGACATAGACGACGAGACCAAGGCCCTCCTCCAGCAGGAGATAGCCAGGGCCACCGAGGCCGAGGGCGAGCTGGCCCAGAGCATCGAGGACGAGGCCACCGCCAGGGAGACCGCGGACAGCGCCATGCAGGCGGACATATCCGACCTGGGCGACGCCATAGAGGCGGAGGAGACCGCACGCGGGCAGGCAGACACCGCCCTCGGCACCAGGATAACCAACGAGACCAGCGCCAGGGAGACCGCAGACAC